GCTCCTCCTCCTGAGCAGATAGAGGCTCAAATAGCTCAAATGGAAACTCAGTTGATGCAGCAAGTTATGATGATGATTCAGCCTCCGATGCCTCCGATGCCTGATCCTCTTGTTCAGATCCGTCAGCAAGAGTTGGCGATTAAACAGCAACAAGTAGCGAGTGACGCGCAGTTGGATCAGATGAAGTTGCAGCTAGAGCAGGCGAAGATGGCTCAACAGGCCACTGCTGATTCTGCTCGGTTAGAGTTACAAGAGCAGATTGCGGATGATCGTAACGAGGTTAACCGTGATCGTATTAACGTCCAACGAGAGGCGATGATACGGAGGACTCAGTAATGCCTCTAAAAGAAGGCAAATCTAAAGGTGTTATCAGCCAGAACATCAAGACAGAAATGGCTGCTGGGAAACCGCAAGATCAAGCGGTTGCTATTGCGTTAAGCAAAGCGGGTAAAAGTAAATATTCTTCTGGCGGTATGGTGAACAGGCGGTTTAGTCCGATAGCCCGACCTCAGAGGTTTGTTGGAGAGTTCTAGTGTTGTGCGCTCTCACCGCAGTGTTGGTGGGGATGCATGGCGGCGACATGTACAAGGCGTGTGTGTACCGCTGTCCTAGAGACGTTTCTTATTTTTACTATCATTACCCGCGGATTGTACGGATACCGTATGATTATCGGTGTCCTCCTGTAGCCAAGGTGGGTGAACGTGTATGATAGATCCGGTAACAGCTATTGCGGGGGCCACTCAGGCATTTAATCTTGTTCGTAAAATGGTTTACGCGGGCCGTGAACTGGAAGATGTGGCTGGTCAGCTTGGCAAGTGGTATGGTTTTGCGGCGGATCTTGGCAGGGCAGAGCAACAACGCAAGAACCCGCCAATTTTCACTAAACTGTTTGCTTCTGGATCAGTAGAGCAAGAAGCCTTACAGATTATTATTCATCAAAAGAAGCTAGCAGAGCAGGAAAAAGACTTGCAGCAAATGCTGAACAATCGCTTTGGCTATGGCACATGGCGCGAAATGGTGGAGCTACGGCGCAAGATTAAGAAAGAGCGTGAAGAGACGCTATATCGTCAGCAGGAGCGCAAAGCAGCATTCTTTGAAATGCTGCTGTTGATATTACTGCTTTCTATGTTGGCGGCTATTTTAGTCGGCGGCACATGGCTGACTGGTTTAGGCGCAGGATGGTGGTAAAATGGCTGATGGTATTCAGGGCGCAAGCCAGCACATGCCTTTTAATGTAGGAAGCGACATACACGCCCAAACGCGGGCCCGTGAGCGCATAGAAACGCATCTTGTGGAGCAGAGGGTAGAAAAAGAACACAGGGCCAATCACAGCCATTTAGAGGCTCTTGTAAAGCAACGATTGGACTTACAGGAAAGTTATGATAGGTTTGGGCGCAAGACTAATGCGGATCGACCGCAGGGAACGAAGTTAAACATAGAGGTGTAACATGGCAAATACCTTTGAAAAGATTTTGCAATACCGCTTGATGCCCCGTATTATGATGTTCGTCATGATGGTGATGTACATTCGCGTAATTAATTGGGGAATGACGCTTGATGATTTATCAACCCAACAATCAGCGATGATTTCAGTGGTTAGTGGGGCTATGACGGGAACGATAGCCGTTTGGTTGAGTTCGGAAAAATGAGTATTTTTACCGCGGCATTAGGACCGATAGCCAATCTTGCTGGATCATGGTTGCAGGGCAAGGCTGATAAAAACGCAGCCGAAGCGGAGCTAAAACTTACTGAGGCGAAGGCGAAAGCCCAGATATTATTGTCTGAAAAGACAAGCGTGGCAGACTGGGAACGCATTATGGCAGAGGGTGCAAAATCCAGTTGGAAGGACGAATGGTTCGTAGTAATCTTGTCTATCCCGTTGATTTTATGCTGGATTCCGGGAGCAGAAGGTTGGGTTGACCGTGGGTTTGCGCAGCTTTCCAAAGCGCCCGATTGGTATTTTTACAGCCTTGGTATTGCAATTTCAGCCAGTTTTGGTGTGAGGGGGGCGCAAGCCTTTTTTAAAAGGAAATGATATGAGCGAGTTTAAGTTAAGCAGACGTAGCCTTGATCGTCTTGAAGGTATCGATGACGGGTTACAGGCTGTGATCAAGATGGCTATTACTTTGACCAAGACCGACTTCGGGGTGGTTCAGGGGATGAGAACCATTGAGCAGCAGAAGGAGCTTGTTGCTAAAGGGGCCAGTCAGACGATGAAGTCTAAGCACCTTGAGGGCAAGGCTTTCGATATCATGGCGTTCATAAATGGGAGGGCGAGTTGGGAACTCTCGGTTTATGATGATCTTGCCGATGCGATTAAAGAAGCGGCGACCCAGCTAAATGTTCCTATTTGCTGGGGCGCAGCGTGGGGAACACCTGAAATGCCGTATCCAATGGACATTCGCAAGTGGGAAGGTACAATGGAAGAAGCAATGAATGCGTATATAGATTTGCGCAGATCACAGGGTCGTCGTCCGTTTATCGATGGTCCCCATTTTGAACTGATAGATTAGGAGCTTGTTATGGCGAGTTTTACAGAAGAACAACTAAAACGGTTTTTAAAGGGTGCCACAGGAGACGAAGCGATGGGCGGTTCGAAGAGCCGCAACGCGGGAGGACAGACTGCGGTAGCGCAAGAGGTGGAGAAACTTCTTCGCAAAAACCCTGAGATATTCGAAGAAATGTTGGATAAGAAGCCCAAGAAGTTTTTTAGCGGTGGTAGAGCTCGCGGATGCGGCGCGGCTCAGACAAGTGGCTTTGGTGACGGAGAGACGTACTGATGACCACGATAGTCATAAAAATTCTTCCGGAGGGAATGCCTGTAGACAAGATGGAGGCAGATGAGAGCGGTGATTCATGCCCTCTCCCCACCCAAGATATTAAGTTGAACATTGAAAATCGGCAAGAAGCTATAGACGAATATCAGTATGGCCCATTGAATCCTGAGTTGGATGAAACTGGAGAAAATAACGATTTTTGGGAAAAGATAGCAAAGACGTTCAAAACAAGTGTGGACGCGGCTATTGAAAGTCGTTGCGGAAATTGCGCCGCGTTTAATCAAACTCCGGAGATACTCAATTGTATCGCAAAAGGAATTGGTGAAAGCGATGTTGCGGATCCTTACGACAGTATAGACGCGGGTGATTTAGGCTATTGTCAATTTTTAAAATTTAAATGTGCGTCGAATAGAGTGTGTGATGCGTGGGTATCCGGTGGACCTATTACATCAAGCACAGAGCACAGTAGCAGAGATATTCTTTAATGGACGCTGTTGCTTTTGCTACATATATGTATAAGTTGCTTAATCAGCGCGAACAAGAAATTGCAAGTGCGCTGGGAATGGATGCTGCTAAAGACTGGGAGCATTATAAACTCATGGTAGGGGAAATACGGGGCATCTCCTACGCTCGTGAGGAAATCAAAGCCCTGCTGGAGAACCACGCTGACGATGTCGAAGACCTTATATCTTCCTGAACATGTCGCGCAGAAAATGAACAAAACGAAGACAGACAAAGCGTCTGCGTCTTCTGCTGTTGGTAGCGCATATGTTGATACCACCGAGAAGGTTTTAGATCCTTCTCTTTTAGAAAAACCCTTGCTTGAAAGACTTCCGCAGCCCACAGGCTGGCGTGTGTTGGTTATGCCTTATCAGGGTGCGACTAAGACTCAAGGCGGTTTGCACATCCCAGATGAGATTAGGGACCGTGAAGCTGTTGCCACAGTTGTTGCGTATGTCTTAAAGATTGGTCCTTTAGCGTATAAAGATCCAGACAAGTTTGGCCCTGATGCATCACCTTGGTGCGCCGAGGGACAGTGGGTCTGTATCGGTAGATACTCGGGATCACGATTTAAAATTGACGGCGGCGAAGTTCGTATAATCAATGACGATGAGGTTATTGCTACGATCTTAGAGCCCGACGACATTAAGCAGGTTTAGGAGACACTAATGGCTGAAGAACAAGATCTCGTAGAGGACGAGGGTGTAGAAGTAGAAGTGGATAAGCCTGAGATTTCAGAATCTCAGGAGGTAGAAAAAGAGCAGGCCCCTGTCAAGGTAGAGGCTTCGGAACCTGTTCAAGAAGACGAGTTGGATAACTACAGTAACAAGGTCCAATCTCGAATTAAAAAACTTACGGAGAAATACCGTAAAGAAGAGCGTGACCGCGAAGAGGCGGTTCGAATGGCTCAACAGTTGTTGCAGGAGAACCAACAGCTAAAAGGCCAGATGCATAATTTGGACAAGGGCTATCTTGTTGAGTATGGAAATCGCTTAGAGTCTCAAGAGGCGGCGGTAAAACAAGCTTATCGCCAAGCCCATGAGACGGGCGATACGGACGCTATGTTCCAGGCTCAAGAGGCGATGTCTAGAATTGCAGTTGAGAAAGACAAGTATAACTTGGCTAAAGCTCGTTCTGAGAGGCAGAAGGTACAGCAACAACAGCAGCCTCAACAGAGGCAACAGGTACAGCAACAACAGCAGCCTCCGCAACAACAGGCCCCGGCTCCGGATCCCAAAGCTCAGGCTTGGGCAGAAAAAAATGATTGGTTTGGCGCAGACGAAGTTATGACGTATGCGGCATTTGGTATTCATCGTAAGCTCGTAGAAGAGGAAGGGTTTGACCCGGAGACGGAAGAGTATTACACTGAAGTGGATCGTCGCATACGAACTGAGTTTCCTCATAAGTTTGAGACGAAGAAGAAATCGGGTGGAGCACAGGTCGCATCTGCTGCTGCTTCAGCATCCCGCAGTAACAAATCAGGGCGCAGGTCGGTTAAACTATCACCGTCACAAATAGCGATGGCGAAACGTCTTAATGTACCGCTTGAAGAATATGCAAAGTTTGTGAAGGATTAATATTATGGCTGACAGAAAACCTCGCGCAAGCGAAACACGCGAATCAGAAACGCGCAGAAAACCCTGGGCTCCGCCCAGTCACCTTGCTGCACCTACTGCCCCAGATGGCTTTGTGCATCGTTGGATACGAGTTGCAATGCGTGGCGAAGAGGACAAAATGAATGTCAACTCTAAGCTGCGAGAAGGATGGGAACCTGTCCGGAAAGATGAGTATCCAAACTACGAAGCGCCTACTATTGACGAGGGTCGATATGAGGGTGTGATCGGACAAGGCGGACTGATGCTGTGCCGTATACCTGTTGAAACAGTGGACGAAAGAACTGCATATTACGGGGGCAGAACCCGCGAACAAATGACAGCGGTAGATCAGGACCTTATGAAGGAGCAACATCCTTCAATGCCGATAACAAACAGTCGGCAAAGTCGTGTATCGTTCGGAGGTTCTCGTAGAGACTCCGATTAATTTTAATTGCTGTAAATAGGAGCTTATTATGGCAAATTCTAATGGTTCCTTCGGTCTTCGACCGATTGGAAAGATTGGTCAATCGACCAATTCCACTGGAATGACGGAATACCGCATTGCTTCTGACAACTCTAATCCAATATTCCAAGGCATGGCGGTTATCCCGTTAGCTGGGGGTGTTATTGATGACCTACAAGCTGCGGCTGGTGGGAATGTCTCTATTGTAGGAGTTTTCGGAGGTTGTGAGTATGTTTCGTCAACAACTGGTGAAAAAATCTTTTCGAACTTTTGGCCCGGTTCTGGCGCGGATTCTAACTTCCCTGTCAAAGCCTTTTTGTACGATGATCCAAATCAGTTGTTCACAATTGCTACGTCCAACGTAGTTGCTGCGGCAAACACTGAAGCAGAGATTCGTGCCGCTGTGTTCTCAAACATTGCGTTTGCAACAGGGAACAGTGGTTCGACTACTACGGGGATATCTTCTGCGACAGCGGATTTAAACACCATTGCAACCACCAACACGTTGGCTTTAAGAATTATGGGCGTTCAAGATGACCCCGATAATTCTGATTTCACTGCTGCTGGTATTCCATTAATCGTTCGTATAAACAACCACTTCAATGCGCCGACTGGCTCCATTGCTGCGGGCACTGTTTCTACGACGGGCGTATAAGGAGGTCTAACGAATGGCTATTTCTCGCGCACAACTAGCGAAAGAGCTAGAACCGGGCCTCAACGCGCTGTTTGGTATGGAGTACGACAGGTACGAAAACCAACACGCGGAGATCTACACAACAGAATCTTCTGATCGAGCATTCGAAGAGGAAGTTATGTTGAGTGGGTTCGGAGCGGCACCAACCAAATCGGAAGGTTCTGCTGTAAACTTTGACGACGCTAACGAGGCGTACACTGCTCGTTACAACCACGAAACTATCGCACTAGCGTTCTCTATTACTGAGGAAGCTATCGAAGACAATCTGTATGATCGTCTTGGTTCGCGTTACACTCGTGCGTTGGCTCGTTCTATGGCACACACAAAGCAAGTTAAGG